GTAGACCTTAACCGCACTGTGGTTGTAAATGTTGTAACCGTAGAAGAGTTCCGCAGTAAAGCACTCAAGGCAGTAGACATTTATCTGAAAAAAGCAGAAGATGAACGCAAACCCTGTATGTTTGTGCTAGACTCTCTGGGTATGCTTTCGACTGAGAAGGAAATCAACGACGCAATTAACGAAAAGCAAGTTCGTGATATGACAAAATCACAACTGATTAAGGGTGCCTTCCGGATGTTGACTTTGAAGTTGGGGCAGGCTAATATTCCAATGATCGTTACCAACCACACTTATGATGTCATCGGTGCTTATGTCCCAACTAAAGAAATGGGAGGAGGCAGTGGACTCAAGTATGCTGCTTCTACAATCATCCATCTCAGCAAGAAAAAAGAAAAAGATGGAACGGAAATCGTCGGAAATCTTATCAAGGCAAAGACTGCTAAGTCACGTTTAAGTAAGGAGAACAAGGATGTTACGGTGCGTCTTTATTACGACGAGCGTGGTCTTGATCGTTATTATGGTCTTCTTGAACTCGGTGAGCTTGGAGGTTTATGGAAAAACGTTGCTGGACGTTATGAGATGAATGGCAAGAAAGTCTATGCCAAAGCAATCCTGAAAGAACCAGAGGTTTACTTCACTGAAGAAGTAATGCAACAACTTGATCAAATTGCAAGGAAAGAGTTCTCATATGGAACGAATTGAAACAACAATTCTTAGAAACTTAATATACAACGAAGAATACTCACGAAAAGTTATTCCATTTATTGAACCAACATATTTTGAACAAAGATCTGAGAAAGTAATCTTTGAGGAGATTACTCAGTTCATTGTGAACTACGGATCGGCAATCACAATCGAAGCACTAAATATTGAGGTTGAGAACAGGACGGATCTAAACGAGAGTGAAATCCGAGACACGAGAGAAGTTTGTAACTCTCTTGATGACTCTCCTGTGGATCATCAATGGTTACTAGACACCACTGAAAAGTGGTGCCGTGATCGTGCGATTTATTTGGCACTAATGGAATCCATCAGTATTGCTGATGGTCAAGACGAGAAAAAGAGTCGGGATGCCATCCCCAGTATTCTTTCTGATGCTCTAGCAGTATCTTTTGACAACAACATTGGCCATGATTACTTACAAAACTACGAAGAAAGATATGAGTTTTATCACAAGAAAGAAGACAAGATTCCCTTTGATCTCGAATACTTTAACAAAATCACGAAAGGTGGGTTACCTAACAAGACTCTTAACATCGCGCTTGCTGGTACTGGTGTCGGCAAGTCTCTATTCATGTGCCACCAAGCTAGCTCCGTGTTGCTCCAGGGGAGGAACGTTTTATATATTACAATGGAGATGGCAGAAGAAAAAATTGCTGAGAGAATTGACGCCAACCTTCTTAATGTCCCAATCCAAGACCTGACAGATCTTCCTAAGTCAACGTTTGAGAACAAAGTAAATAAACTTTCTGAAAAAACAAACGGTAGACTTATAATTAAAGAATACCCCACAGCATCTGCACATAGTGGACACTTTAAAGCACTTCTTAATGAACTTGCACTTAAGAAGTCATTTAGACCTGATATTATTTTCATTGATTACCTTAATATATGTGCTTCCTCCCGATATAGGCAAGGTGGTTCTATCAATTCATATAGCTATATTAAGTCTATTGCAGAAGAGCTTAGAGGATTGGCTTGCGAAGCCAAGGTCCCTATCGTATCTGCCACCCAGACCACTCGTTCTGGTTATGGTAGCTCTGACGTTGACCTTACTGACACTTCTGAGTCCTTTGGTCTCCCTGCTACTGCTGATCTTATGTTTGCCCTTATTAGCACTGAGGAACTTGAACAACTTGGTCAGATAATGGTGAAGCAGTTGAAGAATCGATATAATGACCTGGCAGTCAATAAGAGATTTATTGTTGGCATTGATCGTTCCAAGATGCGACTCTATGATTGTGAGCAAACTGCACAGAATGATATACTTGACTCTGGACAAGATGAGGAGTATAATTACGAGGAGAAACCTAAAAAATCATTTGACGGATTCAAATTCTAATGGGACTCACGAAAAGAAAACTGCAATCTGAATTGGTTGCTCAAGAACCTCCTCATTACTATGAGGTAAAACTCAACAATCATCCGAATGGAGTACCACAAGTTCATTGTGGAAAAGAAGAGTATGCTATAGAGATGCTGGTAAGGTATCCTGGGTCTACTTATGAAAAAATTTATCTTCCGCATCCACCACAAACAGTTGACGTGCCTCATGTTGCAATGGCACCTGACTTAGAACTTCCTATGCAACAAATCCTTCCCGAATCTGATTTACAACCTTTTGAAGTATGACTAAAATTGATTTCGAACGTTATGAAAAGTTTGTAGATGCCGTCACTTCTGATGCTTCTACTGACTTTGTGGCACTTTCCGATCGTCTGGTTGAACTGGATGAGAAGGGTGCAAACATTGAACGACTTCTTACTGCTGGTGTTGGTATCAATGCCGAAGGTGGTGAGTTTCTTGAAATTGTCAAAAAGATGATCTTTCAAGGTAAACCCTTCAATGAAGATAATCGTGAGCACATGATTATTGAACTTGGTGATTTGATGTGGTATGCTGCTCAGGCATGTATGGCACTTGAAGTTTCCTTCGATGAAGTGATTGAACGCAATGTGAAGAAACTTGAGAAACGATATCCTGGTGGATCATTTGATGTATACTATTCTGAAAACCGTGCGGAGGGAGACCTATGAGCAAAAAAGAGTACGACCTTACAAGTCCACTTTCACAGACTATTGCATCAACGCTTGAAAGACTTGATCACATTCGGACAGATGAAAAGTTTTTTCGTTATGATAGGAGAGTAAATGATTACCGCAATATTATTAGGATTTTAGAAGAAAAAATCCAGAAACTTGAAGAACAAGAAGAACTAATTGAAATGGAGTGTGTTATCAATGGAAATGAATACAAGTAAGGAGAAAAATCAGTGAATAAAAGTAAAACAGTAACAATTGAAATGTCTGTATATCAGGCAGCAGCAGTTCGTAAGTCACTTTTTACCGACACCAAAGAATATACTTACGATCCTAAGTGTGTTCCCGAACGAGTTGCTCAGATTCGTGAGGCAATCGTTAAAATTGATAATCGACTTGAGAAAATTTTAAATGAAGAAACTAATTCGTAAGTATGCAAGTCTTCTGAAAAAAATTCCAGAAAGACACTACTGGCCAATCTTTGTTTTTCTTTCTCTCTATTTTATTGTTCCTTTTAGTGAGATTACAGTTACAATAGCAGCAATTCTTTATTTCAAGTTTGAAAAGAGAATTGCTCCAGTCTTTCAGAAACTTACAAAAAGACTTCCAGACTGGTTGAGATATGGTGGTAGTATTATATTCTTCCTTGTAATGATTGATGATACTATCTTTTATTTTGCTTTAATTGCTCTTGCCTTTTGGAGTTCTAGGCAAGTAAAAAAACTTGAGGAAAGTGATGTACACAGTAATTAACTACTTGACAGCATTCTGGTCAGTTGTTATAATGAATTGTATCCAACCCGCTAACTGGCAATACTGTTATCGGGTTGACCAGTGGTTGATTCCTGATGTAATTGAAGGATATAAACTATACACTGGTGAAGTAGTCCCTTATCAAAATGAGAAGGACTATCTCAAGGGGTTATAGCTCAACGGTAGAGCACCTGCTTTGCAAGCAGGGGGTTACGAGTTCGAATCTCGTTAACTCCATTCATAAATACCTAATAATGGTATAAGTAAGATAGAGATGAAGTCTTTCGTAGATTTTAGATTGATTTTAGAAGCAAAGAAAAAACCAGTAGAGACGCCTAGTACTCAATTACCACAGGAGTAATCTTATGGCAAAACCACTGAAACCAAAAGCTACTTTATCTTCTGTTGAAGATTTTTTGTATGAACTTGGTCCTGTGAGAGGAGATACTATTACTTTTCAAGGAATAGATTTTCAAGTCACTAAGTTTGAAAGAAAAAAACCTCCAACTTTAGAGATAAACTTTGAATATCCGGGAAGTAAATCTGCCCTAAACAGATTTAAGGGATCTTTATTTAAGGAAGTATTTGGACATTTTGGTATCGGAAATGTTCAAAAAAGAAAATATCCACCGATGAGTGGTCCGTATGAAGCACTATACATTCTTGCCGATAGAGCATATGTTTATCTTGAACCCAAAAATACCTCTGGAAAAGGTAAAGGAACTGTTCCTGCAAATATTCATGAAAAAGGCACAGCAACAGTGTTTACCAGAGCTCTGTCAAGTAAAAAACCCTTTAAGTCAGAAGATGATCTAAAAAATGACGCTAAAATGCAAACTGATTTGAAAAAAATTTTTGGTGCTAAGTATGGGCATAGACTACCAGATTGGTTACATAGTTTTTATGAACAACAAAGAGCAGCACTGATTGAATATAGTGGTCCTGATTGGGAAGAATTTGTTTATGGGAATGGATCTTTTGTTGATTTTTTTGAAAAACATATGGATAATTTGTACAGAGACTTAGATCCAGAGGTTAAAGTTGGGAGATATGAAAACTGGAATCCGTCTGATATATGGGCAGTCAAAAAAGGCAAAATGCAAGAGATTAAAAATAAATTGAGATCTCAGATAGGTAAGCAAACAGTATTGTTAGAATTGAATGCAACATTGGTTAATTTAATGGAAGAAGAGGAACTTGTTGGTATATCTCTTAAGAAAATAGCTGAAAAATCTTCTGGCAATATCAAATTATATAATGTTGATACATCAGATAAGTTGAGGGCTCTCAAATCTTATGCTCATATAGAACTTTATGATATGAATGACATTAGTTTCGAACCCGATAATATTTTAATTTTAAAATCTGTCACCACATATATTAGAATTGGACCTGGAGGAAAATATTTTATTGATATCACTAGAGGAGGCAAGAATCTTGCTTTCAATAGTCAAATCAAGGGAACTGCGGCTCAGGGAGGACGAGCACCAATTGATTTAGTGGTTAAGATGTTAAAGGGGAATACTTTTAATAAGAGCAACATTGCATATCCTCAAGATGCCGATTCTTTTGAAAAAGATAAAGATAAATATGAAAAAATGTATAAAGTAGTTTCCAAATATGCATCAAGTCGATCTCAGAAAATGAATGTTAATGATTGGATGCAAGGATTAATGGATCTTTATAGAAGGGATTCTAGAGATGCAATAGTTACTTTGATGCAGTTAAGTTTCTGGCATGATGCGCTTATAAATCATGCAAATAACCCTGAGTTTTGGACAGATCTTTTATATTATGGTATGAAAGTTACATCTAAAGGTTTGTTTGCACCTCATGCAAAAATATCGTAGAATATTATGAACTCACAAATTGACGAATTGTTACAATCCTTCGAATCGAGCACAAAGAGAACCAAAGGCAAGTATAATGAGTTTCTTGCTCACGTCTACCTTGTCTTTGATAAGCAGATTACCCTGTGCCGCACAGATCGTATGATAAATAAATATAAGAAAATGAGGATTGAAGTCCTCAGTTATATTGTCGCAAACGAAAAATCTATAATTAAACGACTGAATAAGTAATGAAGAGTTTCTTCCAATTTTTAGAATCTGCAGCACAGCAAGCAGCACGTCTTGGACTTGACGGAGACGGACATGGTGGTTGGTATGATAAGAATGGTGAATTTGTTGCGAAGACAGAGAAGGGAAAACTGAAGTTTTATAATAAGAGACAGAGAATTGGTAGACAAGATCCTCCACAGTCAGATAAAGAAAAGAGACTTTCTCAAGGATCATTAGAAAAGGGATCATCACAAGAACCTGCACCACAACAACAGGCACCTGCACCAGAACAACCTACATCGCAACAGGCACCTGCACAAGAGGGTCCACCAGCAGTCGAAAAAACTAAGGGAACACTCACCGTTGCTTTTGGTCGTTTTAATCCACCAACAACAGGACACGAAAAACTGCTTGATACTGTGGCAGCAAGTTCTGATGAAGGAGACTATATT